GTGTGGTGTGCAGGCTCTTAATACCATTCGCAAGGAAGGTTGGAGAAGTGTCATGATCAATTATAATCCAGAAACGGTTTCTACCGATTATGATATGTGCGACCGCCTGTATTTCGACGAACTGACCTTCGAACGCGTCATGGATATTATTGACCTCGAGCAGCCTCATGGTGTCATCGTATCGACTGGTGGACAGATTCCTAATAATCTTGCCATGCCTTTGGCAGAACAGCACGTGCCGATTCTGGGTACGTCTGCCATCGATATTGACGGAGCAGAAGATCGTGCAAAGTTCTCACAGATGCTCAACGAACTCGGAGTCAACCAACCTGAATGGAGCGCTTTGACCTCGATGGATGACATAGACCGCTTTGTGGATAGGGTGGGATTCCCGGTCCTCGTGCGCCCATCGTATGTGTTGAGTGGAGCTGCCATGAATGTTTGTTCCAATCGTGAAGAACTTGAGCGTTTCCTCCAGTTGGCTGCAAATGTGAGCGAAGACCACCCTGTGGTTGTTTCCAAGTTTATCGAACATGCCAAGGAAATAGAAATGGATGCTGTTGCTAAAGATGGCGAAATATTTGCCTATGCCATTTCAGAACATATCGAGTTTGCTGGCGTCCATTCTGGAGATGCTACGATTCAGTTCCCTCCACAGAAACTTTATGTAGAAACAGTTCGCCGCATCAAGCGCATCAGTCGCCAGATTGCTAAAGCGCTTCACATCAACGGACCGTTCAATATTCAGTTCATGGCACGTGATAATGACATTCTCGTGATTGAATGTAACTTGCGTGCCTCACGCTCCTTCCCATTTGTGTCAAAGGTGTTGAAAATCAACTTGATTGAGCTTGCCACTAAAGTAATGCTTGGTCTTCCTGTTGAGAAACCTCATAAAAACCTTTTCGACCTCGATTATGTAGGTATCAAAGCCAGTCAGTTCTCTTTCAACAGATTGCAGAAAGCTGATCCTGTACTTGGCGTTGATATGGCTTCAACAGGTGAGGTGGGATGCTTGGGTGACAATACATCTACGGCTTTGCTGAAAGCCATGCTGAGCGTGGGACATCGCATTCCGAAAAAGACAGTCCTCTTATCTACAGGTACGCCTAAACAGAAAGCTGAAATGATTGATGCTGCCCGTATGTTAGTAGATCATGGCTACAAACTCTATGCTACAGGTGGAACATCACGCTATCTGACAGAAAATGGTATAGAAAACACGACTGTCTATTGGCCCAGCGAGTCAGACAAACAGCCACAGGCTCTTACACTCCTCCATGACCACAAGGTGGATATGGTAGTCAATATCCCCAAAAATCTGACCGAAGGAGAACTGAGTAATGGTTACCTCATCCGTCGTGCCTCCATCGATCTCAACGTGCCGCTCATTACCAACAGTCGATTGGCTTCTGCTTTTATCCAGGCGTTCTGTACGGTATCGTTAGACAATATAGGAATCAAGTCTTGGAGAGAGTATTGACAAAAATAATTATGTAAACATTTGGCAGGTTGCCAAATGTTTACTATATTTGCACAGTCAAAACTCTTAAAGATTATAAAACTATGGAACTTGGTGACATACTTGAATCTAAAATAAACCGAAGTGACTATAAGATACTTATTGTCGATGATGTGACGAGTAACGTGTTGCTATTGAAGATTCTTCTGACCAATGAGAAGTTTCAAATATGCACAGCGTCTAACGGCCATCAATGTGTAGAAGTGGCACGTAGCGAACATCCTGACTTGATATTGCTCGATGTAATGATGCCCGAACTCAACGGATTTGACACGGCGGTTATATTGAAAAAAGATCCCCTGACAGCAGATATACCTATTATATTTCTGACGGCTCTCAATAGCCCAAGTGATCTTGTACATGGATTCCAAGTTGGAGCTCATGACTTCTTGACGAAGCCTTTCAATAAGGAAGAACTGATCATGCGCGTCATGCACCAGATCTCATTGGTGGCAGCCAAACGCTATATTATAGAGCAAAATGAAAAGCTCAAGCGGATCATTTCTAACCGTGATAAGATGTATTCTGTAATCGCACACGACTTGCGTTCGCCTATGGCATCCATCCGTATGGTACTTAACCTCTGTGTCAACGTGGTGACGCCGGATATGGTGGGCGAAGAGATCTTTGGTTTGCTCGATAAGGCCAATCGTGAATCAGAAGAGACTCATGACTTGCTTGACAACCTGTTGAAGTGGACCAAGAGTCAGACAGGACGCCTTGAAGTGGCTTATCAGAATCTTGAGCTCGACGACATCGTTCCTGGTGTGGTTGATATCTTCACGATGATTGCTGAGATGAAGAAAATCAAACTTCAGTATATTCCTTCTGAGGAGCATCTGAAAGTACGTGCCGACAACGATATGATGAAAACTGTGGTGCGCAACTTCATTTCAAACGCTATTAAGTTTACCCCAGAAGGCAAGGGAATCGAGGTATATTACAAGAAGTCGGGCGAGTTCGCCAAAATCAGCGTTCGCGACCATGGTGTCGGAATTGCTCCAGAACGTATTGATACCTTGTTCCATAAAGGAGAAACCACTTATGGTACAGGTGGTGAGGAAGGTTCTGGACTTGGACTTCAGCTTTGTGCAGACTTCGCTCGCAAGAATGGTGGCGACGTGATGGTGGAATCAACCTTAGGAGAAGGCTCTACCTTCAGTTTCTTAGTACCGTTGTTGAAAGAAGAAGCATAATATTGTAATCATACATTTTGATTATTACAATAAAATACAGACAGGGGCATCTTTTGAATGATCGCCCCTGTTTGTGTTTCGTGAACTTATGACACTTTATTCCTTTTCGGGATGTTTTGGAAATGTCTTCGGGTAAATACTATCCTATGCTTACCTCTTCAATAAGTCTCTCCTAAATACTCAAATAATGGGAGTATAATGGGAGTCACTTCCTATATAAATATATGTAAGCTACAGTTTGTTTATTTTTGCAACCTCTGTCATTTAGGAAGCTGTTATGAATGACTTATTTTAAGAAAAGATGAAAAAATTTACTCTTTTCTTGCATAATACAAGGAAATATGTTATCTTTGCCGAATAGAAAAATCAATAACAATAATTAATAAACAAACATCAAAGCTAACTTATGAGCCAAAAAAGAGTTTATACCTTTGGTAATGGAAAAGCTGAAGGTAATGCAAAAATGCGTGAACAACTTGGTGGTAAGGGTGCCAACCTTGCCGAAATGAACCTTATTGGAGTGCCTGTGCCTCCAGGATTCACCATTACTACTGACTGTTGCAACGAATACTATCAGGTAGGACAAGAGAAAATCATGCAGTTGCTTAACGATGATGTCATGGCTGCTGTCAAGCACATCGAGGAACTGATGAACTCTAAGTTCGGAGACAAAGAAAATCCATTGCTCGTGTCTGTTCGTTCTGGAGCACGTGCTTCCATGCCTGGTATGATGGATACCATCCTGAACCTTGGTCTTAACGACGAGGTGGCAGAAGGATTGGTAAAGAAGACAAACAACCCTCACTTCGTTTATGACTCATATCGCCGTTTCGTACAGATGTATGGCGACGTCGTACTCGAAATGAAACCTGTGAATAAAGAGGATATCGATCCGTTTGAGGAGATTATCGAACAAGTGAAGGCTGAGCGTGGTGTGAAACTCGACAAAGACCTTTCTGTGGATGAGTTGAAGAAACTCGTTCAGCTGTTTAAAGCGGCTATCAAAGAACGTACAGGCAAAGTATTCCCAGACAATCCTATTGAACAGCTGTGGGGTGCTATTTGTGCGGTGTTCCGTTCATGGATGAACGAACGTGCCATCCTCTATCGTAAGATGGAAAGCATTCCAGACGAGTGGGGTACAGCTGTTTCGGTAATGGCCATGGTATTCGGTAATATGGGTGAGACTTCAGCTACTGGTGTATGCTTCAGCCGTGATGCCGCTAATGGTGAAAACGTATTCAATGGTGAGTATCTCGTTAATGCACAGGGTGAAGATGTTGTGGCTGGTATCCGCACACCACAGCAGATTACAAAGCTGGGGTCACAGCGTTGGGCAGAACGTGCAGGAATCTCAGAAGAAGAGCGTGTAGCCAAATATCCTTCAATGGAAGAAGCTATGCCAGAGATTTACGCACAGCTTAACGGCATTCAGGAGAAACTCGAAGAGCACTATCGCGATATGCAGGATATGGAGTTCACCGTACAGGAGGGCAAACTCTGGTTCCTTCAGACCCGTAACGGAAAACGTACAGGTGCTGCCATGGTGAAGATTGCCATCGACCTGCTTCACGAAGGAAAAATCGACGAGAAGACCGCTATCATGCGTTGTGAGCCACAGAAACTCGACGAACTGCTTCACCCCATCTTTGACAAAAAAGCGCTTACCACAGCAAAAGTTATTGCACAGGGTCTGCCTGCATCTCCAGGAGCAGCATGCGGACAGATTGTATTCCATGCCGACGATGCACAGGAATGGCATGAGGATGGTCACAAAGTGGTACTTGTACGTATTGAAACCTCTCCAGAAGACCTTGCTGGTATGTCTGCAGCAGAAGGCATCCTGACAGCACGTGGCGGTATGACTTCTCACGCTGCCGTTGTAGCACGTGGCATGGGTAAATGCTGTGTATCAGGTGTAGGTTCACTCAATGTTGATTATCATGCTAAGACCGTTGAGATTGACGGAGTCGTATATAAAGAAGGTGACTACATCTCACTTAATGGTACCACAGGTCAGGTTTATGCAGGCGAAGTACCTACCAAGGCTGCAGAACTGAGTGGCGACTTCAAAGAACTCATGGACCTTTGCGATAAATACACCAAACTTCAGGTTCGTACCAATGCAGACACTCCACACGATGCACAGGTTGCACGTCAGTTTGGTGCCAAGGGTATTGGTTTGACTCGTACCGAGCACATGTTCTTCGAGGACAAGAAGATCGTGGCTATGCGTGAAATGATCCTTTCTGATAGTATCGCAGGACGCGAAAAGGCACTCGCCAAACTTCTTCCTTATCAGAAAGCTGACTTCAAGGGAATTCTTGAAGCAATGGACGGTCTGCCCGTAAATATCCGTCTGCTCGATCCACCTCTCCACGAGTTCGTTCCCCACGATATCGAAGGTCAAAAAGTAATGGCTAAGGAGATGGGCGTAGATCTCGCCACCATCCAGCGTCGTGTGGATTCTCTGGCAGAGAACAACCCGATGCTTGGACATCGCGGATGTCGTCTTGGTATTACCTTCCCTGAAATTACAGCCATGCAGACCCGTGCTATTCTCAGCGCAGCATGCGAACTGAAGAAGGAAGGAAAGAATCCTATGCCAGAGATTATGGTTCCATTGATCGGCACCATCAAGGAGCTCAAACAGCAGAAGGATGTTATTCAGTATGCAGCCAAGGAGGTATTTGCTGAATATGGCATCAAGGTAGAGTTTGAGATTGGTACTATGATTGAGATTCCACGTGCTGCCCTTACAGCAGGTCTTATTGCCAGCGAAGCACAGTACTTCTCATTCGGTACTAACGACCTTACCCAGATGACCTTCGGTTACAGCCGTGACGATATTGCTTCGTTCCTGCCTGTATATCTCGACAAGAAGATTCTTAAGGTTGACCCATTCCAGGTACTCGACCAAGAGGGCGTAGGCCGTCTCATCAAGTATGCCGTTAAAGAGGGTCGCGAAACACGTCCTGATCTCCGTTGTGGCATCTGTGGTGAGCATGGTGGTGAACCAAGTTCTGTGAAGTTCTGTGCCAAGATTGGTATGAACTATGCATCATGTTCTCCTTTCCGCGTGCCCATCGCAAGACTTGCTGCGGCGCAGGCAGCTGTAGAGGAATAATAAGATAAGCCCTCGTAACTAACGAGTTAGGCGGTAAGTCTCTGATAATAAAGAGGCTTGCCGCCTAAATTGTTTTTGGTGGGTCTGCACGTTCTGCACACTAATCATGCAGAATTTGTAGGCTTTGCTTACAAAAACTGACACAAACTTTGGTGGTCGTGCTTACAAGTGCTTACAAACGATTTTTGATGAACAACAAAATAGAATTGAAATTATGGCTCTATTCAAAGCAACGGTAAGAACGCCACGAAAGGACGGCTTCTACCAAGTGTACATCCGGGTGATGCAGAACCGCAAACCCGGCTACATCAAGACAGACAAGGTTATTACCAAGAAACAGCTTGATCGAGAAGGGAATATTAGCGACCCATTTGTGACGGAATATTGCGCAAGGCGCATATTGAGGTTTAGTGAGCTGCTTAACAGGGTGGACTGCACAAGGTGGACGGTCAGGCAGATCATCGAGTATGTGACGAAGGAGGACGAGGACTTGTGCTTCTCTGACTATGCTGCACTTCACATAGACCGTATGATTGACAATGGACAGGTGCGGAACGCCAAGAACTACAAACTGGCGTTGCAGCACATGGAGAGGTTTGCAGGTACCAACAGGCTTATGTTCGGACAGCTGACATCGACATTCGTGAACCGATGGATAGCTACGTTGGAGCAGACGCACAGGGCAAAGGAAATGTACCCTGTGTGCATAAGGCAAGTGTTCAGAGCTGCCATCAAGGAATACAACGACTACGACAACGGCATCATCCGTATCAGGACGAACCCTTGGGGCAAGGTGAAGATACCACAGGCGGACCGCTCGACAAAGATTGCCATCAGCCCGGAGGAATGCCGACTGTTCTTTGCTGCACCATTGCCGGAAACGAAGTTCATTGACCCGGTGCCAGAGATTGGGCGTGACGTGGCCAAGATGATACTTTGCCTTGCAGGTATCAACACGGTTGACCTGTTCGAAATGCCAAGGGACGGCTATCACAACGGAATATTATGCTACAACCGGGCGAAGACGAAGAAGGTACGCACGGATGATGCGTATATCGAGATGCGCGTGGAGCCGATTATCCAGCCATTGGTGGAGAAGTACAAATCGCACGATCCAAACGACAAGTACTTTTTCAACTTCCATGAAAGGTTTTGTGACAGTGACTCTTTCTGTGCTTGTGTGAACAAAGGCATCAAGATGGTTTGTGAGAGTATGGGCATCCCGAAAGCGAAGCAGTACAAGGCATACACGTTCCGGCACACATGGGGAACAGTGGCGCAGAACGACTGCAAAGCATCCATTGACGAGGTTGCATTTGCCATGAACCACTCTCATGGGCGCACCATCACACGAGGTTATATCAAGTTGGACTTCACACCAGCGTGGGAACTCAACGCTAAAGTGATTGACTTCATCTTCTTCAGCACACGCAGGAGCAAGCAGGGAATGGCGCGAGACGTTGACGAACGGAAGGACGCTTTGTTCCGCATAGCACCGAAGTACATGATATATGCCCGGGCCTACTTCCGTGGTGAGGTTCTGGCCGAGGTGAGCGACATCGGCTTCAGCAACATTGACGGGATAATATCACGGCTGGCGGCGAAGCTGCCGGACAGCATCCCGGAAAGATGTGCAGTTCAATTCAGAATTAAAAACATTGACACGGAACGTGAGGCGGTGTATGAACGCACCAAAGGTAAGGGCTTTTAATTTTTTGTCCGGCTTTGCAATTGCAAGGTCGGACATTTTCATTTTGTAGTATCTCAGAAAGTAAAAAAGAACTTCAAACTCGAAGTCTTTTTGTCGTCGTTGTTGTCGTATTATACGACGTAAGGAGTATAATATATATCTATATTCCTTTATCCTTTATCCTTTATGTTTATATAACATTCGTTATATCTATACGCGCGCGCGAGGAAAACCCCATAGGGGATATTATTTGTGTCGAGTTTTCTTCTTTTGAAAAACCCCTATGGGGTTTCTAAAATAACCCCATAGGGGTTTTTATTCGCTGTAACATCTTAAATATCAACGAATAACGGCATTTTATGTTTTTCGCTTTTTGTCATAGTTCATTAGGGTTTAAGCATGTTCTTTACAATTCGTTTCAGTGGAGTTTTCTGTTTTAAGTCGTTGATTACTTGGAAAATTATGTAGTTGCCGAGGGGTTTATTTACGGTTGATTTTCATGCAGTTAAAAAAACGGGTAAGGGGTTTTATAAATAACCCCATAGGGGTTTTTGTCTTGCGTTTTTAATAACCCCTTAGGGGTTTCTGAAATAACCCCATAGGGGTTTTTGTTGAAGAGTTTGGGAATAAAAAACGACCCATCCTCACGGACAGGTCGAAGCCTAAAAAACTATGAGTAAACAAAATGAGTCGGTCTAAAAGTAGATGAAATAGAGACTGGCTTAATCGTCCTCGTCGTCGTCATCATCTTCTTCCTCGCCACAAAGAACGCGCAGCTTGTCTTCGATTGTGCGTACGCTGACGTGTGCGTTCATGTCAACGTCGATAGCCTTCATCTTTGGCGTGTGGAACTCCAGCAAGCGAAGTTCGGCGTTTACGCGATCGTCAGGCGCAAGCATCATCATGTCGCAATCGAAGTCTGACATTGTGCGCTTCTTACCGTCGTCGCCAACTATTTCCTTGGGTTCGAAGTATGCCAAGGAATGTGTTTTGATGAACCCTTTAATCGGGTTCTCCTTGTTTGGTGTGCCCTTTTTCCTGCCACCGGTCTTCATTCCCTTCATATTGAATATGTTTTGTGTTGCGCCGTTGGCGCAAAAGTTAAAAGTACTGGGCAAAGATACATTACTAATTTAGCGCACGAATTATAACTTTTGAAACATAAAACGATATGGGACTAATTGGTAGCATAGCAGGAGGCGCACTCGGAGCAGCCGGCAGCATCTTTGGCGGCATCAGCGCAAGTAAGGCGATGAGACGAGTGAAGAAGAACCTCCAAGCACAGAAGGAGGCCAACCAGAACTGGTATGACCGTCGTTATAACGAGGATGCGACGCAGAGGGCGGACGCTCAGCGCATACTCACCCAGACGGAGGAGAGCATCAGGAACCGCAACCGACAGGCGGCAGGTGCCCAAGCCGTGATGGGTGGTACTGACGAGAGCACAGCAGCAGCCAAGGCCGCGAACGCACAAGCATTGGCTGCTGCAACGTCGCAGATAGCTGTTAATGCGGAGAACCGCAAAGACCAGATTGAGCAAACCTATCAGCAGCGCGACTCGCAGATCAACGAAGCGTTGAACAATTTGGAGATTAACAAGGCACAAGCCATCAGTCAAGCCGTGCAGGGCGTAGCCAAAGCAGGTGCAGGGATTGCTGGAGCCTTCTAAAAACATTCGACATGAGTAATTGGACAGAAGAACAGCAGGAACAGTACGAGCAGGGCAATGATGGTGGATATACCCCACCTAAAGGTTCGCTTGACTGGGCCGAGCAGCCTACACAGCCAGAGCCAGCACCGAAAGGGACGGAGGCATGGACCGAGCAGAACAGCGGAGGCAATGCACCGGAGCCGTCGGAGTCGAAAGAACCACCAAAGACAGATGTGGCACCACCTGCCGACAAGCCAGCCGGTGTGTCGCCACACAACGACACGATGGGCTACGACCAGCAGATAGCAGCCTTGCAGGAAGCCGCTAACCGCGTGAAGCCGGAAACCGAGGAGGAACGCAAGAAGAGAGAACGCAGAGAGAAGTCAGCGAAGATTGTTTCAGCTGTCAGCGACGGTCTGCAAGCGTTGAGCAACCTTTTCTTCACTACTCGCGGTGCTCCTAACATGTATGACCACAAGGAGGCAAGCCAGCTCACGCCATTGCAGGAGAAACTGGAGAAGCTGAAAGCTGAACGACAAGCCAACGCGGACAAATACCTCCAGTATTCACTCAAAATCGGTGACGCACAGAATGAGCGTGCCAAGACCTTGCGAGAGATGGAAGCTGAGCAGGAAAAGCAAAAATTGGCACGTGAAAAGGCACAACGTGAGCAAGAAGAGCACGGATGGCTTGCGGCATTGCAGCCAGACAAGCAGCGTGAGCAAGCTGGTAAGGCTACTAAAGCCGAACAGGAGGCTGTTACCGCCAAGGCAGAAGCGGACAATGCTCCTGATCTCTACAAGGCAAAGGTTGATACCGAAAAGGCACGAGGTGAGGCACAGAGAGCGTCGGCTGCATCAAGCCGGGCAGCGGCTACAGACCATTATGCTTCGGCAAGAGCGCACGACCGCTCCAACAACGACGAGTTCAGTGCATGGGACGAGAATGGACGCGAACACAAGTTCAGAACGGCAGCAGCTGCGGAGGCTTTTGCCAAACAGCACGGCACATTCGAGGAGACCGATGTCACCTCTACAAGCACAACTGACAGCGAGACCAACGGCAAGTCCACTACTACCTACAAGAAGAAAAGTGGCTATGCCAAGCGCGTAGTTCCCGATAATACGCCCCCAAGCAGAAGACGCGGAGGCAATAAAGATAATACACCACCAAGCAGAAGACGCGGAGGCAATAAAGATAATACACCACCAAGCAGAAGAAGATAATGGCACAAGTAAACGATAATGACGACATCAAGTGGCTCTACGGCAAACTGAAAGCCAAGGGCTACAATATTGGCAGTGAAGCAGAGTTCAAGTCTTCGCTTGCCAACGGTGAAGACCGCAAGTGGTATTACGAGAAGGCCAAGGGCATGGGGCTTGACATGGGCAGCATGGCCGACTTCGAGAGTATGTATGCACCAAAGGCGGCACCGGCACCCAAGAGGGAAGCCCCATCTTCTGGACAGCGGAGGCCAGCCTCAGCCGTTTCGGCATCCCCGGAACAGCCAAAGCAGCAGAAGCCGAAGGGCACGCCTATGACGGAGCAGGACAAAATCCGCATGAGCTTGCAGATGGGCCAGATGAAGCAGCAGGTGCAGCAGGGCATTGCCAACACCAATGCCAAGATTGGTCGCATGATGGAGCCGTTGACACAGAAAGGACGCGAGCGACGCAGACTTGGAGAGTTCCAAGCGCGTATGGCTGGCACTCCTACTCATGTCGTCGGCTTCAACACCGCATCCCCGGCTCCAGCAAGTAGTGGCGCACGTGGCGGCAGTCGGCAGAAGCCGGTGCAGAGCGAGCAGTCGCCTCAGCCATACGGCGTGAAGTATGAGAACGGCAAGGCGAAAACCCAGTGGGTATTGCCCGACGGTACGCTCACTACATCACTTATAGAGGCCAACCAAGCCGAGTATGAGGCAAGAACGGCACGTCTCGCCCACCAATTCCAAAACCGTATGAAGGAGAACGGACTTGACCCTAACAAGCCCGAGGACGTTCGCAAACAGGCGCAGCTGGACTATGAGGCTCCTATGCGAAAGGCCATTGAAGACGAGTGGCAGCGTGCCGAAGCCGAGGACAGAGCGGCTGATGAGGCGTACCGCAAGGATATGGAACGTGCTGAAGGTGGCAGTTTCTGGGATAGGTTGAAGAAATCTATCACTCCTCTTGGTCCCGATGGTATGCCATTGCGACGAGGTGACGAGACTTTGCGCGACATCAAACGAGCAGCCAAGCGTCAGGACACGTTCAATCTGGAGAAGATGGCGCAGTCGGTGTTGCAGAATATGCCACAGGAGTATAAGGATAATCAGATGCTGAACTACAGCCGCTATTTCCGCGAGCATCCGTCGGAGCTGAAAGGCAGAACGGTGTCGCAAGCTGCAAAGGAAGCCCTGCAAGGCGAGGTGTACCACGCTACGTATGAGCGTGCAGTGCAAGCACGAATGCCTAAGAGTAAGACGGAGTTCCTTCTTCGCAAGGTTGCAGACCAGCCTTTCTTCTCACAGACGATTGCCGACAATATGGCAGCACGTCTATTCTCCCACTCCATCGGAACAGAGGCCGCCGACATGGACGCGATGAGCAGATATGGCACAGATCATCGTGCGCTCGACATCACTGGTACCGTTTTGAATATGGCTATTGACCCGACTACCTATATTTCGGGTGGTGTTGGTAGCTTTGCAGGTAAACAAGCCTTGAAACTGAGTGGCAAAATGGCACTTAAAGGCGCAAGCAAGGAAGCTGCAGAGCGTTACGTCGGTCGTACACTTGCCGGACGTATGGTTGCAGGAGTGGCCGCAGGTTCTGCCAACTTCGGTACATTCGAGGGCTTGAAGAACATGCAGCAGCAGATGAGGCTGGGCGGAACATTGAACCCGGAAACTGGCGAGTATGAGTTTTCAGCTGGCGACATGTTGAAGGCGACCGGGCACGGCATGTTGCTCGGTTCGGTTACCGGTACCCTATCTCCAGTGTTGGGCAATGTGTCTGACAAGTTGGTGAAGGCCACCGAGAGCACGGCTGGCAAGGTGGGCATCCGTGCAGGAGAGCTTATGACCTCTACTGTTGCCGAGGGAACTATTTTTGCCACTCCCGAATGGATCGAGAACGCACAGTTAGCAGACGACGACCCAAGAAAGCGCAAGGCTATGGACATCTGGACGGACAACATGGCTATGATGTTGGGCTTCAAGGTAAGCCACGGCATCAAGTCGGCACCACAGGTTATTGCCGGTCTTCGTCCTATAGCTGAGCCTAAGACCATGGAGGAGCGCAACCGCAACCGAAGAAGTTTTGCAGAGAGACTACGTAAGCGCATGGATGCGAGTCCGCGTGACCTCGACTTCACCAAGGAGGAACGTGAGGAACTCAGACGCAACGGATATGGTGACCTTGCATCGCTCTTCACTCGCACACCTAAGCAGCCGACAAAACCAAAAGCCAAGCCGACAAGACCAAAAGCCAAGCCGACCATGACGGACGGCAAAACCATGACCTTTGACGTTGACTACCAACATGCAGAGGCCAAGCGTGTGAGCAATCCGGAGTTTGACGGCTACGAAGCTATGGAACGCCTCATGCAGGACCCGAACGTCAGTCAGAGCGCAAGAGCGAAGGCATATTATATCCTCACTGGACGTATGTTGCCGATGGGCACCGTCACTGGTTATACAACCAATAAGGATGCAAACGGCGTGACAGTACAGGCTATGACCGCACAAGGTGAGGTTGTAACGAGCCGTCACTTCAAGACCGAGGAAGAGGCAAAGAAGGAGGAGGCCAACATCATGCGTCAGGCAGAGCTTAACAGTGTGGACGTTGGTGAACGCTACAAGGAAGCAGCCGCCAATGCCAAGGTTGTGCAAGCCGCAGTTGAGTCTGTTGCACCCGGTGCCGATTTTGCCACTGTTATGCGCAACTACAAGGCTGTGAAGGAGGGCGACAAGGATGCTATTGCGGCCTATGGCAAGATGGTTGAGGATATAGACCGCGCCATTGAAGCCAACAAGACAATGGCAGACGGTGAACGTCCGGAAGCCATCCGCGCATCAATCAAGGAGGAAACCGGCGTGGACGTTGACGCTACACTACGCAAGGAGCCGAAAAACCGCACCGAAGAGGAGCAAGCAGCTGTAGAAGACTATATCAAGCGTTTGTTCCCAGAACAGAAGAGCGAGGAGGCAGGAGCCAGCGCAGAGGCAGAGCAGCCTATGTCGGAGGCAGAGTCAGCCGCCGCAGCCGCATACGACCAAGCACGTCTGCTTTGGGATAAGGTGGAGAAAGGCGATACCGACGCTAAGGCCGAGGTAGATGCCATTACTTTGCGTATGCAGGAGGCTTACCAGATGTGTGAGGATGCCTTCGGTGCTGACGCTGAAATGCGCATTGCAGAAATAAACGAAGACCCTTGGCCGCTTGTCAACAATCCGGAACTAAGCGAAGACCAGCAGGACGCTGTACTCTATTATGTCAATGCCAAGGCAGCAATGGAGGGCGTTATGGACGCTTCTAATGAAGCCGCCGACGGCAAGCGCAAGGAGGTTGAAGCCAATGTGGAGCGACACACCCATAAGGATATGGGCGTTGTTCAGCCTGCAACCATGAAGGTTGACGACAAGTCGGTGTACGTTGTCAAGGGCAATGTCGTGATGCTCCCCGATGGTTCCGGCATTGACGTGCGCAATTCGGATCAGAGTATTGTTATCTGTGATGCAGAGACTGGCGAGTATAAGTTTGCCAGCCCGGACCAGCTGTTCTCTCTTGGTGAGGCTATCGACCCACAGACAGAACTCGATGAGGCATACGCCAACATTCAAGCCGAGCACGAAGCCGTGCTTGGTGTACCAGAAAACGGTGAAAACGTACAGGGAAACGGTGAAAACGTACCAAATTCGGCTGAAAACGTATCACAGCTTACCGATGAGCAGTTGCAACAGTACGCCCATAGTGCCTTCAATGAAGCCACACAGAGCAACGGTATCACTATTCCGCAAGAGCAAGCCGAGCAGTTGCAGCAGCACAACCAACAGATGCTGGAGCAGGAACAACAGCGCAAGGAAGAGGAGGCAAACCGACAGCCTACCGCATTGGAGCGTGTACCCATCAACGAGGAAACCGGTGAACCTATGTTTGAGAAGGCAGACCGCGAGACAGCCCTTGATGCTCTCAACGAGGTTACTGGAGGCAATGATGAAAATACTACTGCCATCGTGAGAGCGCAAGTGGAACAGGCGACTAAGGCACTTGAAGCGTTGAAGAAGAAGGAACCCACAAAGAAAGCTCCTTCTCTGAAAGGTTCACCAATGGCAATGGTAAAGGCGCAGCAGGAAGCAGAGGCCAACTACAACACCGCCATGGAAGAGTATAACGCCCAAGTAGCCGCAGCAGAAGAGAACTTGAACGCATGGTCGCGCATCAACTCCCTTATGAATGACAGAAAGCGTGCCATCCGTGAGCAGCAGGAGGCAGAGCGCAAGGTTCGCGAGGAAAAGCTACACGCCGAAGCCGTTGCACGTTTGGAGGAAGACAAGCGCATTGCCGCTGAGAAAGCAGCCGAGCAAGAGGCCGTCGGCACTCATGCCGTGAACCCGAAGATAAAAGCAAAGTGGGACGGAGCCACCAAGGTTGAGGGCAATCCTAATGCTATCACCCTTGCAGATGGTTCTACAATCCGTGGTCACTACGTCCTCACTGAGGCAGGAGCAGCCACAGCCAGCCATGACGTGAACAATGCCTACGAGCCTACTGAAGGTTTCCCGGTTGATGAGAATGGTGAGAGCGTGAATGACCGTGACTACAAGCGTGACAAAGACGCGCAGCGCATTGTAAGGGATATGGCCGACAGCTACGACAGCAGAGCTTTGCAGACACCAGTCATTGTCAGCAAGGACGGCGTTGTGCTTTCGGGCAACAACCGCACTATGTCGGGCGAGATTGCAGCAAAGAACGGCACAGACAAGGCGTATGTGGACCACTTGCGCGAGTTTGGATCCATGTTCGGTTTCACTCCCGAGCAGATAGACGGCATGCAACATCCGCGTGTTGTCTTTGTTCCAGATGAGGAACTGCCATACGATGCAAGTACGTTTGCACGTTTCAACGCAGAACAGCAGAAGAAGCAGAGCAAGCCTGAGCACGCCGTGAAACTTGGCAAGATTGTTCCTGACAATGTGTTCACAAGCATAACCAATGACATCAGTCGCTTTGACCGCATGTCTGACTACTATGCCGACGACAAATCAGTGGCTTCTGCCATCAGTCAGTTGTTGGATGCAGGAGTTATTAACGAAATGCAGTTACCAGAGCTTCGCACTGGCAATGCTTTGTCGGCAGCAGGTAAGGAACTTATCGAGAACACACTTATAGGCAAGGTCTTCCAGACTTCGCCCGATGCCGTGCGCCAGATTATCAGCACACCGACACTTCGTCAGTCTGTTGTTATGGGCTTGAACGAGATTGCCAACAACCGCACACTTGCCAAGAGCGGCTATGACCTTAGCAAGGAATTGGCAGCAGCCGTTGATCTTGTGAGTCGTGCCAAGTCTGACTCGCCCGAGATCTATAAGGAAGGTATGCCGGTATCTCCTTACGGCAGACAGCAGGGTCTGTTTGACGACGAATACGGAGACAGTCGTGTAACTGATGGCGTTACGTTGCTCCTTGCCGACCTGCTAAACAGCGGAAAGCCGAGCGACTTGCGCAAGGTTCTCTCTACATACAATAACGAGGCTGCATCATCTGCTGCAGGTCAGATAGACATGTTCAGCGGAGACGTGACCTCCAAGGAAGAAATTCTCAAAAACGTAAACGAATATTTCAGAAATGCTACACCAAAAGAACAACAAGCCCTCATCGACGCAGCCGTTGCAGAACGCAAACGGAGAGCAGAAGCCGCAGAGCCAGCTGGAGGAGACGAGGCAAGCGAACAAGCTACGGTTGTTGCTGGGAGCGATGCAGAGCCTCAACAGCCAGTCGTAGCCAGTGAAAAACCAGTTAAGGGTAACGAACCCGATGCCGACGCATTGGCGAAGGAAGCCGAGGATAAACTGAGCGAGCGCATCACCGATACAGAAGACGAGTGGACGGAGCCAAGCGAATATGGAGAAATCTACAAGCATCGTATGTTCGTTGATGGCAAGGAAGTTATCAAGGTTGACGCTCCTGACAAGAGCAAGAATTATCCCGGAACCTATTATGAGATTGACGGCAAGCAGTTTGGCGACCTCTACGAAGTAGCCAACTATATTGACGGCAATGAGCAGCCGTTGTCTGCCAAGATTGAAGCAGCCTCTGCCGAAGTGAACACCGACCCCACCGAGGCACAAAAGGAAGCCGGCAACTATAAGAAGGGACATGTGCAAGTTGGAACGTTTGACATCACCATTGAGCAGCCGCAGGGCAGCGTGCGTAAGGGCACTGATGCTGACGGCAAGCAGTGGGAAAGCAAGATGAACAACACTTACGGCTACATTCGTGGCGCAGTGGGTGTTGACGGCGACCACATTGACGTGTTCCTCTCCAATGATATTGACGGTTGGAACGGACGCAAGGTGTATGTTGTGGACCAGTACAACCCCGACGGCAGCTTTGACGAGCATAAGGTCATGCTTGGTTTCAATGATGCAGACGAGGCTAAGGGCGACTACCTTGCCAATTACGAGCAGGGCTGGGAGAATGGCCGCAGAATTGACATTACCGGCGTGAACCTCGAAGACTTTGAAAAGTGGATAGAGTCGAGCAAGCGTAAGACTAAGCCTTTTGGCGAGTACTCGTCGGTGAAGAAGGACGTTGTGGAAATCAATACACCAGAAGAAGCCGGCTATTCCATCACTCCTTCAACCTACACCAATAAGAAGGGCAAGACGAGCGATGTTTCTCTCCTTACCTTTGGCCATGACTTGACAGCCGACCAAGAGCGTGCCGTCAAGGAGTTTGCCAAAGAGCGTACAGGTGAGGGACGCTTTGCCCCTGCACGCGGTTGGAAAGACCGTGAGAGCGGTGGTTGGATGTTCCGTAGCGAAGAGGACGCACGCAAGGCCGCTGAAATGGTTGGTAATGAGGAAGCCGTTGCAGACAACCAGCCAATGACAGCACAGGAACTTCGCGATGCCGTGGAGCCGAAGAAGCCAACGACAAGTAAGAAGACCGCAAGCAAGAAACCTGCAAACCGCGTAGAGAGCGTGCCAACAGAAGAACCAATAGAGCCGGAGAAGCCTAAGTATGAGGTCAGTGACGAGGAAATGAACGGATTGATGAATGACATTCGTGATATTCTCGGTATTGGTGACGACGAGGGCGATGCCGGGTTTAAGTTCCGTGAGCCGGACGAACTGACCGCAGAGCAGCGTCAGAAGCTCATGTCAGTCGGTCAACGTCTGGCCATGGCCATGGTTGAGCGTGGCAATGAGTCGTTTGGCAACTATGCCTCCATGATGGTTAAGGCATTGGGCGACAAGGTTCGCCCTTGGTTAAAGGCTTTCTATGGAGGGCTGGAGTATGTTCCCGGCTATGACAAATACGCCCTCACTCCATACGAAGAGGTAAAAGCCTTTGACGTGGAGAATTTCGACAAGCCTACCAAGGACGTAATGGCACAAGCCAACATGATAGTAGAGGAAGGCAAGGCACAAGTGGCCGCAGAAAAAGCAAACAATGAATTAAAGGCAACAAGAAATGAGCAACGAAAAGAAACCGAAAAGCAGACAGCAGCAAATACAGATGCTGTTGCAGCAGAAGCAAAGTCTGTTGCAAGCGAAGCAACGGCTCTCGCAGAAACTTCAAGCGACGAGCAAGCCCTCACCGGAGCAGCAGAGCGAGTAGATGAAACCCTCGACAAGGTAAATGAGCAGCTTGCCCTGCTTGGCTACTATGAGGCTGACGAGGTGGAGAAGGACTACAACGAGGCATACGGCTACATGCGTAATGCCGAGAAGAAGGCCGTCAAGGATGCAGCCAACCTTGCAAGCCAGTTGATTTCTGATTTGAACCTTAGCCACTATGAGGCTTCTCACTCAAAGCAGACGGATAAGAAAGGCAATCGTAAGAAAAAGCCACTTGCAGTTTCCAACATTTCACCTATTGGAGGTGATGTGTCTATACACCTGCCATTAGAAGAAGGACGCGAGCTGTATCTGACAATAGGCGTTGAGCCAAGAGCAGCCAAGGGTGTAGATGGCTTTGGAGGCAGCGACCTTGAAGTTACTCACATCATGTTCCGTGTTGACCATCCTGAAGGCACCGGCAATGACCGCTACGGTAGAAATGTCTTCGTTGACAGCAATGTTACGTATTCTGACCTTCTGAAGCAGGTGCAGCGTGAAGCCTACAAATATCTTATAGGTAGTGGCGTGACCAATGAAGGAGAGTATGCAGCAGGTGACAAGGTGCAGTATTCAACCGATGGTGGCCGCACATGGACTGATGCAGTTGTAGTGCAGCCTAACGATGAGGGCGGCATCCGCATTGACACCGGCCTTGCTCCTGTCATGTGGGTTAATGCTCACCCGGACCAGTTGCGCCATAAGCCGAGCGAGTCAGCCGAGCCGAAGCATGAAGCCGTTGGCGACTTCTACGAAGACGGCATCAATGAGGACGCAGTTGCGGCATTGCCAGAAGACACTGCCATACAGCTCCATGTTGTTGACATTCTCAATCCGGGCATGACTGACCATTCGATGAAATCGAAGATCGAGAGCCTCAACACGTTGCTCCCTAAAATTTCAGACAAGAAATTGTCTGAACTCGACAAGGAGTATGGCGACGACAAGGATATGGGCACCCATATCAAGGCAGAGGTGGCGAGACGTGAAAACGAGGGTATCTTCAAAAAAGCGGAGCGCATTGCCAAGGAAGCCAAGACGGAGCGCGAGAAAACGCCTGTAGATAATAATGGCTTCGGAATATACCAAAAAGCCTATGATGATTTTATAGACGGAATAGAACACAAGGGTATGCTTCCGAATGTCAAGGCTTTGAAGAATATGGTTACTAAAGCCAAACGCAGATTGGGTGTTCTTGAAAAGGGTGCAGCTGTTGGTATTAAGAATGATGAAGATTTGAAACGTCATGAAAAGGCCGTACATGAACTCATAAACATGCGAGACGCATATCAAGCCATGCTTGATTATGTAAACAAACGAATGAAAACTTCAGAAGTGAAGACATCAAAAGTTAAACCAGAGCAGCCAGTAGGTGATTTGTTTGCCGGGTTGTTCGATGAACCAAATAATAATGAAACAGCAGACAGCAATAGCAGTAGCCCAAGCCAAACAGTGGCTGGAGCAGAACGCCCGGACACCGTGGGCATTGATGAAACTGGAACTGATGGAGCAGAACGCACCACAGCAGTTGCAGGAACTGACGGAGAGCGGTCAACTGATGCAAGCCGTGAAAACGGACGAGAAGCAGCTGACGGAGCAGTACATGGAACTGATGAGGTCGGGGGAATACAACCACCAGTCGGAAATCGGGGACGTGATGAGAGCACAGCTGATGGAACAGTTTCCAACGGAGCCACAGATGAGCGTGGACGAGTTGCTGGACCGCGCACTGTTCAGACAGGAGAGATTGACGGAGGAGGAAAAGAACTTTCTTCGGGAGAACCTGCCAGCTCCACTGGCGAGGGAAGTAGACCTTCTGCCGTAAAGAAGCAGCGTACACCTGTACGCAAGTTTACAAATAACTTCCATTATGGCACAGACGGCAATGAAGCCGACAACTACACTCCTGCACAGCGTTTGGAGGGCAACGTGTCAGCCATTGAGGTAATAGCCAAACTCTTCAAAGAGGGACGTAAGGCCACTGATGAAGAAAAGCAGATACTTTCTCGTTTCCGTGGTTGGGGACAGATAGACCAGTTGAGCAAGTTCTATTCTGTTGACCAAATGCGTAGGGACACCTACGGCAATTCGCCATACCGCAGACTTGCAAATGCAATCGACACGCTTGACCCAGACGGCAAGAAAGGCGTGTTTGCAGGTATCAAGCGAGCCGCCCTATCGTCATACTATACCCCGACTAAGATTGCAAGTGCGATGAACTCTTTCCTTTCGCTTGCAGGTTTCAAAGGCGGCACTTTCCTCGATCCTTCAATGGGCAACGGCATCTTTGAGGGAACACTTCCCAAAGACATTCAAGAGCGCACAATGATAACTGGCGTTGAACTTGACTGGCTTTCGGGACAGATTTCACGCGCCCTTTATCCAGATGCTGATGTGCGCATTTGTGGCTTTGAGAAGTCGGAACTCACACCGAACTCGCAAGATGTGGTGACAAGTAACGTGCCATTTGGTGACATCGAAGTAAACGACCCGACATGGAAGAACGACAACAGCCCTGTTAAGCGGTCGGCACAGAAGAGAATTCACAACTACTATGCTGTGAAGATGCTCGAACTTACACGCCCCGGCGGAATTGTTGCCATGATGACAAGTCCTGCCGTGATGGACACGCAGAGCAACCAGCATATCCGTAGATACATAGCCGAGCAGGGCGAGTTCCTCGGAGCTGTCAGACTGCCCGACAACACATTCCAAGGCACAGGCGCAATGGCCGACATCATCTATATCCGCAAGTGGAAGGATGAAGAGGACGCTCAGAAGACACGCGAGAACCCTGACTATGCGGCACGTGAGCAAGCATTTTTGTCTTCCGCTGAGACCACTGCACCCAACAAGCGCAATGGTGAGAAGCAAAAGGTGTCGCACAATGCCTACTATGCGAGCAACCGCAAGAACATGATTGGCGACGTAGTGGCAGGTAATCAATACAATGACAAGAGTTTCGGCTTACATAGCGAACTGACCACCGATCAGATAGCCAAGGAAGTTGAGAAAGCAGTAAAGCGTATTGTTGGTGACCGCAAGGGAATGCTCTTTGACACCACACGCACATCACGCGAGGTTAAACAAGCCGTTCGTGAGGAGTACAAGGGTGATGGTAACTGGGTAAGTACTGGCAACCTTGTCATTCAAGACGGCAAGGTCGGTGTGCTGACAGCTACCAAGAATGAGTATGGCGAGGTGACAAGGGTGTTTGAGGAGCAGCCACAGCTGGCTAAGCAGAAGAAGCGTATCATTGCCATGGGAGAGGTACGTACCGCCATGAAAGAACTCATTGCAGGGCAGATTGATGGACTTTCGGACACGAAGCTCAACATGCTACGTGCCAAGCTTAAACGAGCCTACGAGGAGTTCGTCAGCAAATACGGCAAGTTGCAGGACACCGACAACACTGTTGTCCTGAGTGACATTGACGGCTATACACTGCAAGCACTTGAAGTATGGAAAGGCGGCAAGTTCCAAGGGCTGTCCGACATCTTCACCAAGAACACCATCAAGCCAGCCCTCAAACTTGAAGATGCCAAGACACCGCAGGAAGCCATAACCACCTCATTGGCAGAATATGGTGAAATCCGTGGCGAGTATATCAAAAAAGCATTGGGCGCAGACTGGTTTGAGCAGTGTGGTGACCTTGTTTTCAAGGAACCTAATGCCACAGACCGTTATGTAACACGCGATGAATACCTCAGTGGCGATGTTGTAGCCAAATTGGATGAGGCAAAGACCGCAGCTGCAACAGATCCGACCTTTGAACGCAATGTCAAGGAGTTGGAACAGGTGCAGCCAGCCACTATACCATTCGACGACATCACAATACACCTTGGTGCGCGATGGATACCGCAAGAAGTACTCAACGATTTTGTGAAAGAGACCCTTGGATTGCACGCATCGTCTTCACGCAACTATGAGTGGGTTGATGGTGAGCGTAGGGAAATCATCAAGAGTGGCGTAGTGTATGTCCCGGAAACAGACACCTTTGAAATCAATATCGAAGCAAAGGAACTCGGAGGACAGGCAGATGATTGGAAGACTGCCGACAAGAGTGTCAAGGAGATATTCCAAGCAGCCCTTGAAGACAAGGACTTCCGTATTGTGCGTAAGGACAAGGACGGCAACACATGGATTGACCAAGAGGCTACCGAACTTGCCAACAGCAAGGTGGCAGACCTCAGAGAGCATTTTGAGCAATGGTTGCCCGGTGATGATGCCAGAGTACAGACGATGGAGAGAGCCTATAATGACCGCTTCAACCGCATTGTGCTCCGCAAGTGGGATGGTTCACACCTCAACGTGCCCGGATTGATGGGCAAGGAACTCCGTCCGCATCAGAAAGATGCCGTATGGATGCTCATCAATAATCGAGGAGGTATCGTTGACCATATCGTAGGTGCAGGTAAAACACTTGTAATGCAGTCAGCTATTATGGAAATGCGCAGAATGGGCATAGCCAAGAAACCTATGATTGTGGCATTGAAGTCAACTGTGCCACAGATAGCACGCGAGTTCAAGGAGGCATATCCTACCGCACGTGTGCTTGCACCATCAGAAAAGGACTTCAGCACCGAGAACCGCAAGAAGTTCTTCGCCAATATCTCGCTCAATGATTATGACTGTATCATCGTGAGTCATGAGCAATATTGCAAGATACCGCACTCCGAGGAGGCAGAAGGCGATGTAGTGAATGAGCAGCTGGCACAGCTCGATGCCATGATAGAATACCTTTATGGCACAGGAGACAAGAGCCAGCTCACCAAGCGACAGATAAAATCGCTTGAAAAACGTAGACAGAACCTGCATGCCAAGTTGGAGAAACGACTTGACCGCAGCACCGACCGCGAGTTTTGCTTTGAGAACATGGGTATTGACTATCTGTTCGTGGACGAGTGCCATCAGTTCAAATCATTGCCCTATGTCACCAGTTACCAAAACGTGGCAGGACTGGGCGAAGCATCAGGTTCAAACAAAGCCGTTGCCCTGCTGACAGGCATCCGTCACTTGCAGAAGATGCACCAAGGTGACAAGGGTACAGTATTCCTTTCGGGAACGACCATCACCAACTCTCTTGTTGAGATATACAACCTGCTCAACTATTTGCGTCCGCGCAAATTGGAGCAGTTGGGTATGCCGACCTTTGACGCATGGGCAAGCACCTTTGCCGTACATTCGTCAGAGTTAGAAGCCGGTGTTTCCAACGAGTTTAAGATGAAAGACCGTTTCCGCTATTTCGACAATGTTCCAGAATTGTCGCAGCTCTATGCAGAGATTGCCGATGTGCGCAACGACTACAACCTGCAACTGCCAAAGCCAAAGGTGGACGGCAAAACGGTGATTGTACCACAGTCAGATGCCGTGGCCGAGATAAACCGCGAGGTTGTGAATATGCTTCAGACCAAGGACGGCAGCTATTTCGGTATTCATCCGAAAGACCCGAAGAAATTCCCATGGGGACTTGTCGCATCAGGCATATCGGCAAAAGCAGCAGTCAGTCCGCGTCTTGTATTCCCGGAAATGGACGATAGTGTCGGTAAGATTTCCTATTGCTGTGACAACATCAAGAAGTCGTATGACGAAATGAAGGAGCAAAAAGGCGTGCAGCTTGTGTTCTGTGAACTCGGTGTTCCAACCAAGGGTAAGGAATACGATGCCTATCATGACATTATCAACCGACTGACAAAAGACTACGGCATACCCCGTGAAGAGATAGCCTACATTCAGCAGGTGAAGAACGATACTGAAAAGGAAGCATTGTTCCAAAAGGTGCGTGACGGCAAAATACGCATTCTCATTGGAGGTACACGAAACATGGGTACCGGTGTGAATGTACAGACACGCATCACCGACCTGCACATGCTGACCGTGCCATGGCAACCTGCCGACTTGGAGCAGTGTATTGGCCGTGGTAGCAGACAGGGCAATGTTGTGGCTCACGATTTCCTCAATAATAAGGTACGTGTACACTACTATGCTACTGAGGGAAGTCTTGACTTATACAAGTATCAATTGCTTGACGCGAAGGGCAAGATGTTCACACAGTTCAAGATGGGAACCATATCTGGCGAGCGCAGCTTTGATGAGGGCGATGCTGACGAAAACGGCAATATAGACCCTGCACAGATGGTTGCTTTGCTTTCGGGCAATCCAATTATCTTTGAAAAGTCAAAGCAAGACAAGCTGGTGAAGAAGTTGAAGTCACTTTACAACGGCTTCTTGCGTGACCAACAGCGCAAGAGACAGAACTACGAGACGGTGACGAAGAAGGTTGATAACCTGAAACGCCTTATCTCGTTAAGCGACAGTGATGTGCATGACCTGCAAAGAGAGGACTTCAAACCAGACGAAAAAGGCACATATCCCTCAAAGGTCAAGGTGTGCGTAGAAGGTTCTTATTATGGACAGGACTTTGACAAACCAAAGGAAGCTGGCCAGTATATCCTCGAACAACTGAAGAACAACAAGAAAGTGGTGCTTGCAGGCTTCGGTCAGCGTGCCGATGTCGTGTTTGTAACAGGCGATGATTTGTTGTCTTCACACTACGAGGTGCAGCTTGGAGGAAACAACGCATGGAGCATCCGTTACACAAAGCGAATGCCACAAGACCCGACACAGGCAGGTCTTGTATTCCGCAGTCTGTTGGAGCAGATCATCCATAACAATGAAGTGTACCATCGCGAGTATGACACCAACAGCGAAATGTTGAAGACCATGCCTAAGGGTGATGCGCCATTCCCCAAGCAGAAAGAACTTGATGAAGCCATTGCCAAGCAGAAAGAACTCGATGCCGAGTACAACAAACTTGGACAATCGGAAGAAGACAAGACCAAGTTCCGTTTGCTTGATGCTGACGACCCTAAGGCAATGGAGCTGGAGTCTTTGCCAGAGAGTGAGTTGGTTCCTGTTTACCGTAATGTGCAAGCCTTTGAGGATGATGCACTGGGTTCACCTATGGCATTTACCGATGCCGAGACAGGCGAGCGCAGAACATTGGAAGGCAGACGTTGGAACTATTCTGCACCTCCAAAGGTGGAACTCACCGAGGAGCAGCAGCGCAAGCTGGACGAACTCAACAAGATTGGCTACATCATGGTTGACGGCAAAAAGAGTACAGAGTTGCAGATCAATGACGGTTTGAAATTCGTGAAGCCTAAGACCAAGGAGGCACAGTTGCAGTACTTCCTGAAGAAAAACCCCGAAGACAAGGGCTTGTGGGCAGCATACGACCCATACGACCATGCCATCGAAACACCTTTGAACACGCAGTTTGGCGAGGCATACAAGAGACCTAATCTTGTTGTGGTACGCAGCCTCATCCCGAAATCGGAGATAGACGAGCCGTTCCACGCAGACTATGCTCTGTTGCCTACCGGTGCCCATCAGTGGAACAATGGCCGCATGCTGTATCTTTCACGCTGGAGCAAGATAGACAAGGTGCTCACCCGTGAGGAGGAAGCTAAGCTCATTGACGAGTACTGGAAGAAGCATCCGGGAAAGCGTGAGGAGCTGAAGACCCACCGTGACTACAACCGCTTTGTGCCACAAGTGCGCAGAGAGTTGGAGAAGATGGGTTACCGCTTTGAACTTGACGGCAAGGAGTTGACACCGGAGGAGAGTCTTGCACTCGACAAGCAGAACTGGGAGAGCCGCGATATTATCCCCGGACGCGAAGGACACACGCCATTCGTCAGCAACGAAGACATAGCACGCATCAATGCGAAGATGGCCGGCAAGTGGGTAGGCGAACCGAAGGAAGCAATGGAAAGTGCGATGAGCGAGAGAGTGACCGAACTGTCCGAACGTCTGCATACTCCAGTGCGCATCATCCGTACAGAGGAAGAAGTGGCTGCATTACCTTCCGTGCGCCAGCGCAGAATGAAGGGTAGCTTCAATCCTATGACTGGCGAGGTGACTATTGTTGTTCCCAACAATGCTAACATGGCAGACGTTGAGAATACGTTTGTGCATGAGGTTGTGGGTCACGATGGTTTGCGCGTGCTGTTCCCTGATGAGGCTAAGCTGAACAATGCCCTTGATGAACTCTATCGTGTGTCTAAGGACGAGATACGCGGTACCATTGACCGCATGGCGCAGAAGATGTACGATGCCGAGGTGGACCGCATACGTGAGAAGAAACGCAAGGAGCATGTAGCCAATGGTGAGGATGCCAACGCTTCATACTATGCAGATATGGCAGCAGCACATGCCGAGGCCGGAAAGAAGCGTGAGCAGTTCAAGCGTGATGCAACAGAGGAATATGGTGCCGACCTTGCCGGACGTATCGGTGAGAAAGGCTTCGAGAAGATGAGTGCCGAAGAACTTACGTTCTGGGGCAAACTGAAAGCCATGCTCCAAAAGGCTCTACAAAAATTGTTGGACGGATTGAAAATCCCCGGCAAGAGGAAGTGGGGTGATAAGGACTGGGCGTTTGTTCTGCATGAGGCATACAAGCGTAAGAAGAATGGTGGTAAGCCTACTGTGTTCGATGCTGCTGATACTGAGGTTATGCGCAGGAAGACAGGTTTCGGTGATACTAAGTTCAGTGATGGGTATAAAAAAAGTGCCCAACCCAATGAGGCAGCACTTAAGCACTTAGAGCCTATTGATGTTGAACACGCTGCAAAGGTACAGCAAAAACGCGAGAAAGCCAAAGAAGCACTTGAAAATGTTGCAAAAACATACAAGAATACAACTGATAGCAAGGGCTTTATATCGGACTTAAGCAATAGTCTTGGTCTGACAAGAGGCAGAACAGGAAGCGGTTATGGCTTATTTGAAACACCGGATGGCAAGATATTTACCATCAGAGTGAGCAATCATAATATCAATGCTGCAAATGTCGGTGATGAACCTGTCGAAAGCATTGTTATCAAGACAAAACGTAGTCCAAACAGATTTCATGCTGAAGAAGGGAAATTTGCTAATGAGTATGTTTACTTCAAGGAAGACATACGCAAGGCACCAACAGGGACATTAAGTTCCATTGCTGAAAGTATTTCTGAATTGCTTGACACTGGCGAGTATCGCGACAAAACCGGGCTTGCAAAGGACAATCATAGTCCAGAAACAGACCCAGATGGCGGCATTATGTTCCGCGACGGTGATATGGGACTTGAAGAAACCATCACTAAGATGAAGGTTGAGGCAAGCCAAGCCAACGCCGACAACTGGCAAGCCAAGCAGGATGCAATGAGAGCCATCGGTGGCAATCTTAACAAGTTGCGTCAGGCAATGGCACGTCAGAGAGAGTATGACTTATCAACTGTCAAGAGCATAACAGACCTTGCCAAGGTGTTGCTTGAAAACGGATTGCTCGATGATCTGAGCAAGTATGAGACAAAGCGCATCCTCTCAGCCGTGAACAATGTACATGGCAAGCAGGACGTAAGTGATTACGTTCAGAAGGTTATGGACATCATGGTTGACAACCAGCTACGCATGGGAGCTAACCAGCTGGGCAAACTCCTTTCCATCCGTGGAAGCCGCATTGACGCGCGAGGTATTGAGGTGCAAGGACAGCTTGACCCGGAAGGCCAGCGTATAGCGCAGGTGGTTAGGAAAGCCACTTCCTTACCAAAGGAGAACATAGAGGAGCGTATTGCAGACTGCACCAATCGTATGAGTAGTGACGACAATGCCGTAGCCGAGGAAGCAGCCATCGAGTACAACGGTCTGTTGCTTGCCCATCAGTTTGTAGAGGACATTACCGAAAGCAAGGCTGAGGAAAAGGCTCTTCGTGAAAGCATTAAGGAAGCCAAGGCCGACTTGGATGCAGGAACGATGGAAGCCGATGCTTACCGTGAATACGTGGAGTCAACCAACGATGCCATCCGTCAGAATAAGATAGAGCGAGCCGAAGCCTACCGCAGCATCGTGGAGCAAGTAGGCGGTGTTCTTGGTGGCAGCGTTGAGCGAGCTAAGGCATGGCGTGAGGCAGAGAAGCAGCGCGTTGAGACCATCCATCACAATGCCAACTCCGATATGACCGGAAGACCCAATGACGAGCATCATAAGGAAAGCAAGGCACAGAAGATAGCCAATAACAGTATAGTGCGCTTTGTTCTTGCACCTTTAGGCACGTTCGACCAGATGCTGAGAATGTTCGGTAAGAAAAGCGTGAACGGTGAGGGCTACTTGTGGAACCGCTATATGCGTGGATGGGTTGAGGCTACCGAAAAGGAATACACCGGTTATCAGAACGCCTTGAAGACGCTCGACGAGAAGGTTAGCGACGTGTTCGGCAAGAAGATGAAATGGGGCGACCTGTTCTCTTTGGAGCGCAACCTGCCCAAAGCAACCGTTACCTTCTGGGACGGTGGCGAGCAGAAGGCACACGAACTGACACAAGGCAACCTTCTGTATATCTACATGGTTGACAAGATGGCAGACGGCCGCATGAAGTTGCGCCGTATGGGTATCACCGAGGAAGATGTGGAGAACATAAAAGAATTTGTTGATCCTCGCTTCTTAGAACTTGCCGACTGGATGCAGGACGAGTTCCTTGTGGAAAAACGCAACGAGTACAACGAGGTGCATAAGCGCATGTTCGGTGCTTCAATGGCAGCGATTGAGAACTACTTCCCTTTGAAGATACTTGCCAATGCGAGAATTGAAGAAGTGGACGTAGCCGACGATACAACCGACACCGCATTACCGGCGACCTCAACCGGTAGCATCATCAAGCGCAGACGCAACAATCTTGCCCTTGACGTGATGGGAGCAGACGCATTCAGCGTTATACTCGACCACATTCAGCAGATGGAACGTTGGGCATCCTTTGCAGAGTTCAATCGCGACTTGAACACCTTGTTGTCATACAAGCGTTTCCGCAATCAAGTTATGAACATGACGAGTGTTTATGGTGGTGGCAAGACTCTATGGAAGAATTTCCGCAATGTGTGCAGTATGGCCGCAGGAGCCTACCGCCCACCAATCGCAGCCCTTGACAAGGCCGCAGTGAATGTGGCAAAGGGCGTAACGGCAGCCAAGGTTAGTTTCAGAATGTTCACGGCATTAAAGCAGTTCCTCTCTATGCCAGCTTATCTTTCTGACAGCAGCCCTGTATATCTTGCAGGAAACATTGCCAATCCGATAGGAGCTTGGAAGTGGTCAATGGAAAACCTTCCACTCTTCGAGAAGCGTTGGAAGAGCCGCATGGCAGGAGACCCAAGACTGATGAAGAGTGAAATGGACTGGAAGATGTGGCAGAACCGCGCTGTTGAAATAGCCTCACGTATCGGTATGTCTCCTAATGCCTTTGTCGATGCACTGACAGTTGCCATAGGTGCACACTCTATGTATCAGACCAAGAAGAAGAAATATCTTCGTTACGGCTATGATGAAGAGACGGCAGAGAAGCGAGCCAAGCAAGACGCTACTATTCTGTTCAACCAGACACAGCAGTCGAGTGAAAGCGCGTTTCTCTCTACGATGCAGACCGACCGTTCATGGTTGAGTGTTCTGTTCACTGTGTTCAGAAACTCTTCGATGTCGTACACACGTCAGCTGTATGATGCACTCCGTAACCTCAAACACCGTTTTGAACCCGGTTACAAAGGACTCACAGAGGAGTATCTTGCCAAGCAGATGCGCAGAGACGGCATAGACCCAGACAAGGCCGACCAGAACGCCAAGAGCGAGTATAGAAGAAGCCTGATGCGTGATATAGTCCGCGTAGGCGTGTTCGGCTATCTGTTGCAGTTTGCTTGGAACTTGGGAGCCTATCTGCCCTATCTCCTCTTAGGTGACGACAAGGACGAGAAGAGCGACATGTGGCATGACATCTTCTGCCATACCATGTTCGGCAGTATAGAAGGCTTGACTGGAGGTGACGTGATGAGTGCTGTAGGTAATGGCTTTGCTAAAGGCGAAGGTTTGAACCTATTCTCCGCTTCAAAGGATATGCCTCTTAGTTCAGACTTGCAGAACATTGTAAACAAATGGAACAAAGACAAGGTTGCCGCCATGAACGACGTGACCAACTTGATGGTTCAGTCTGGTATAGGTGTCAATCCTCAATCGCTGACAGATGCAGTGGTTGCCATCATGGACTACTGTGGTGACGACGCAAACACCTCTCGCGAGTGTGCCCTGCTTATCACGCGCATCATCAACTGCCCACAAAGTCAGATCGACAAGATTTACTTTGACGAGCTTAACGCAACGGCAGCAGAGGCGCAAGGCATGACCCCGGCAGAGATAGCCGAGCGATATGCCCGATATAAGATGCACAGAGGCGCACCGTTGACCGGATGGGCGTACACTGATGAAGCTCGCGACTCCGTAATGACTGCCCAGCAGAACCGAGTGCTTACGAAAGCCAAGGAGAAGTTGAACAGCAGAATGGAGACTGAGGAAACAAAACAGTTGCTCAGTGATTACGATGCTGTTGCCAAGCAAGAGACCGCATTGTCGAAGATAAAGAAGACGGACCGTGCAGCCTACCGCGAGGGAATGAAGCAGCTACGCCAGTCGAACGACATGCGCCAGCACATGCGCTTGAAGCGATACAAGCATGACATAAATGAACTCACGTCGAAGTATCTACGCTGCAAGAGCGCAGAGGAACGAGACTCGATTGTCAGCACGATGTTCAGTACACGTGCGAAGATGCTTGAAGACATCGGCAGATTGAAGCAACAATAGTTAAACGACAAAGGACGGTGCAAGGAATTACCTTTGCACCGTCCCAAATTATAAAAATATGGCAAGAAGAAAATTACATAAGGCGAGTGCTGTCATGCCTCATGAAGGAATGGACAGCGTAGCTACAGCCAAGCACACGTTGGGCGGTAACCGTGCATTTGAGGTATTGTGGCAAGCCCAGCAGTATTGGCTTGCTATGGATACGTTCCGCAGAGACCGTGAACGTAACAAGAACTACACCTACGGACGGCAGTGGGATGACTACGTTTGTGTGAATGGTCGGAAAATACGCGAAGAGGAACTCATCAAGAAGCAAGGTAATGTACCCTTGAAGAACAACCTCATTCGTCGTATGGTACAAGCTGTACTTGGTATATACCGCAGTCAAGCCAAGGAACCAACTTGTACGGCACGAGACCGCGACGAGCAGCGTTATGGCGAGACGATGAGTACCGTGTTGCAATGCAACATGCAGCTGAACCGCATGACAGAGATAAACGCACGATGTATGGAGGAGTTCCTTATATCGGGCTTTGTCGTGCAGCGTAAGTGGTATGGCTGGCGAGAAAACAAGCTGGACTGTTGGACTGACTATGTACAGCCCAACAACTTCTTCATCGATAACAACATGAGGGATTTCCGAGGTTGGGATTGCAGTTGTGTGGGCGAGGTGCATGACATATCGTTTGAGGAATTGTGCGGACGCTTTGCCAAGGACGGAAACGATTACAACCGTCTGGCCGAGATATACAAGTTTGCCAAAGACAAATCGTATCTCAGTGCTACTTTTGACAACTTCGGCTATCCTCTACAAGGTTATTATGACTTCCTTGTGCCATACGACACATCGAGGTGTCGTGTAATAGAAGTGTGGAGGAGAGAAAGCAAACCACGTGTCCGCTGCCATGACGTAAACAACGGCGATGTGTTCAAGATAGACATTGAGGATTTCCAAGCCCTTGTAACAGACGAAAACAACAAGCGTTTACAAGAGGCCCGTGAGCTTGGTATGGACGAGAGCGATGTGCCGCTTATCCGTTGGGAGTGGTTTATGGATAGCTACTGGTATTATTACATGCTCACTCCGTTTGGTGACATTCTGGAAGAAGGCGAAACCCCATACGAGCACAAGAGCCATCCGTATGTGTTCAAAGCATATCCGTTCATCGACGGTGAGATACATAGCTTTGTCAGCAATGTAATAGACCAGCAGCGATACACAAACCGTTTGATTACGATGTACGACTGGATTATGCGAGCTTCGGCAAAAGGTGTGTTGTTGTTCCCGGAAGACTGCTTACCGAAGGGAATGTCAATGGACGACGTTGCCGACGAATGGGCACGCTTCAACGGCATCATCATGATCAGGACACCGAAGGCCGGAACGCCATTGCCTCAGCAGATAGCCAACAACTGCACACAGATAGGTATCTCAGAGTTGCTGAGCATGCAGTTGAAGTTCTTCGAAGACATATCCGGCGTTAACGGCGCATTGCAAGGCAAGCCCGGTTATTCGGGTATGTCGGCCAGTCTGTACAATCAACAGGCACAGAACGCCTCAACGTCTCTGCTTGACTTGCTCGACACGTTCTCTTCTTTCGTAAAAGAAGGTGCGTATAAGGACGTGAAGAACATTCAGCAGTTCTACGACACGCCACGTGTATTCAACATTGCAGGAAAGAACTCTACCATTGTGGAGTACGACCCGAAGAAGATACGCGACGTAGAGTTTGACCTTTCGATTGTGGAGAGCACAGCAACCCCAGCATACCGCGCTCTAACCAACGACATGCTTATGCAGTTGTGGGAAAAGAACGCTATCAGCGTGGAGCAGCTGTTGGAACACGGCGACTTTCCATTTGCCGACGAGTTGCTGCAGAGCATCAAGTCACAAAGGGAACAGCTGGAACAAGGCAAGGTTCCGGACGGCATTTCTCCGGAACTTGCGCAGCAGGTTCAGCAAAACGCAAACGCATCTGCCATGCAACAGGCACAGCAGATGCTACAAGCGTCTTAATAAAACTATCAGATGGAAGCCTCGGAAACGGGGCTTCTGTCTTTTCTAAGTGTACGGTTAACAATAGGAACCCATTCAGGCATATCCATTTCCCGGAAGCAGATATGCAGACCTATTGCACGTGTCATAAGCAAGTCGTCATGTTTGCCAGTAATAGCACCATACGCACCGTTCTGTTTTCGCTCATAGGTGTTGTATTCATCCAGACAGCGTTTGTCGCGCTCGATATAGAGCCGGTCGCGTACCTCCTTGATGAGGGTAGAGATAATCATCGGCTTTGTTGACACATTGGTATGGAAGCCATATTTACGCGGTGCGCCCTCCCTTATTTCATCCTCCGACTGCTTGCGTGCATACAAGTCCGGGTATATGTCTGAAATCTGATTGAGTATATATTGCGACTGGTCGCCACCTTCCACCTGACGCTCCTTGTCGTGAGTCTCCAACGTGTTAGACTCAATGACCAGAAGAGAATTGTCGTAGAACGCCGCTATCTGTGCTGCACGCCAAGCGAGTTGGTCTATGTCGCAATGTCCGTACCACTGAGCCACCACAGACGGCGGCTCGCTACCATCAATCATACTAAGCCTGTCGAATACCACAATAACAGACCAGTCAGCTTTATTGGAACGCCCACCCACATCGACAACGGTAAGATAACGGTTGACAACTTCGCAGCCTTCGAATGTTTCCGGCATTGCCCATATAGAAAGCAATCCTTGTCTGTCTGCACGGAAACGGAGATTGGAAAGTGCATCCTCTCCTTCGTCTCCATCAGCATATACCTCACCGATATACTGAGGCTGCTTGCAGAACCGCTCGAACTTCTTGACACGGTATTTGTCGAACACCATAGAACCAGAATGAACGAAAGCCTCCACATCATCAGAAGGGAACTCGGAAGCCATTACAGCAAAGTCGTCCTTACCTGCACGCTCCTCTATGTACCAGTTGATAGCCTCCAGTGTAGCCCCTTTCTCCCATAACGACCAAAGGTAGCGTCCGGACTCCTCACGATTTGACGGCACATAGGCATTCTCTCTATTTTCGTACAGCCATTGTGCAAATTCACGCATTTCGTCAGCCGAAGCAAACTGCTTGGAATACTGCTCAATCTGAAACCACGATATAAAAAGAGCTTCATATTGTGATTTGATTGTAGGATCTGCAGCAGCCGTATATTCTGTGTGGAAGAAGTTTCCTGTTCCATTCGGTGTACTCTCCATTACGATCATCGTGAATGGTTCCAAAAGAATACCGGAACATGCCGAACGCACGATGTCCTGCGGTGACTTACCTTCTGTCTTTTGCCACAAACCGACCTCTGACAAATGCACAAGAGAATAGGCACCGCCACGGCATCCATTAGGACGCTCAGCAGTGCCAACCTTAATCTTGCAATTGCGTTGTGGTACGCGATGAGTGGAGCCAGACTTACCTACACCAACCAACTTCGGCTCGTTCTCGGAATATGCCTCACCCAGTTTATGCAGGAACTCTACCGGGTATCTGTCAATCATGAGGTCGAACATATCCTTGATTTCGTCAGAAGCCGCTCCTTGATGTGCAATGATAAGTGAATTTAGTCCCTTTCGATGGTTGAACTGAAGCCATGCCATGTAGAGCTGTGTTGTAGTAGAACCACCCCACTGTCGAGCCTTCAACAATATTAGTCGTATAGGGAGACGAGCTTTTCTCTTCGCCTCAAAACGAGACACCAAAATACGCTGCGGATAGTAAAGCCGGAACAACACGTCCTTACCAGCCTTCTTGTTGTGGATATAGACGAGCGTAGCCGCCCAGAAAGGGAAGTCGTGTTTGAAGCGTAGTCGTATGAACTTACGCGAGACCTTGATGTAATCATCATCGTTTGGCTCAACATGGAGAACAGACGAAAGAAACTTGTCGATAGACCCAGCCTTGACAAGTTTCTTCACCATTTGTATTTTCATCATCTCTACAGGGAGCCATTGGACGGGTATGGCAAAGTCATAGATACACACTCGCACACGTTCCCCTATGGACCCTTCACCCGTGACCGGGTCGAAGTGAGCGAACATCACCTCATTTCGCCGGTCGTTTTCAGCGAGTAAGCGTGCAATCTCTGTATCTATCATATTGGTTGTCATACCATCCATTCTTTATTCGGTAAATAAATTCGCCCACTGTACGAGGCGTGAGATAGAATTTCGGTGCAGGTTGATTTACTATTTTCGTCACAAGTTCGTACACCGATTTGTCGGGCTGTTTCTCACGTAGTATAACGAACCTTCGGTAAATCTCCTCAAACATTTCACGCTTGTTGCTCCTCATCCTTGGCATCGATTTTCCAGCTGCCATTGCTGAAATGACAATAGCAGCCCTCTCCTCGCTCACCCAAAAGCGAGAAGCCGGAGACTGAGCGACAAGTTCGAAGATGACCGGCATCACGATGATGGATGCCTCTGCGAGTTTCTCCCGATATGCCCTCATGAGGTCGTTATTACGTTCGCGTGTAAATTCAAGAATGCTGCCAAAGTATTTCATAAAAGTGCTCGATTGTTTCCTCAAAGTTACAGAAACGAGGTCACAAAAGTTAAAAGTCAGTCCACATCTTATATAGGTATTTTTGCAAATGAATATGACACATTCTAAAGATTTTGAAGATAATGGCTGATAACAACGGAGTTAAGAGCAGACGCGACCAACAGTTGGAACGGCTGCGAAAGAAATATCCCGACAAGAAGTTCGAGGATGATGAGGAGATTTACGGTCAGATTTACGACGATTACGACCAATACGAGCAGGATCTTAGCGGCTACAAGGACAGGGAAAAGGCCATGTCCGACATGTTTGCCGCTGACCCGAGAAGTGCACAGTTCCTTGCTGATATGCACAATGGTAACGACCCCTACGTCGGGCTTGTAAAAAACTTCGGCATAGAAATACAGGACGTACTTGACGATCCTGAAATGCAGGAGAAGATAGCCGAGGCCAACAAGGACTATGTGGAGCGTGTAGCCAAGTCAAGACAGCTTGACGAGGAATATGAGAAGAACATGGACGCAAGTCTTGAAACCCTTCGTCAGTTCCAAGAAGAGCGTGGCATGAGCGACGAACAGATTGACGCTGTAGTTGATGCCGTTTTGACCGTGGTTCGTGACGGTGTAATGGGCAAGTTCTCGAAAGAGACTCTTGCAATGTTCGTGAATGCCATCAACCATGACAGCGATGTAGCCTCAGCAAGTGAAGAGGGACGTGTTGCCGGACGCAATGACAAAATTGTGGAAGGCTTGCGCAAGCGAGACAAAGGCGACGGCACTGCACCACTGAACGGCAAGAATGGCGGTGCGCCCGGCAAACAGAAATCACAAAGCATCTTTGACATTGCCAACGAAGCCATGTAGCCATGAAAGGAGAAGTCGTAAAGTTTCCTCCAGAGGGCAAGAAAGTAAAGCCAACGACCGGGAGTGCAGGGTTGAGAACCCAAGTGCCGGGCGCAATGGCATCAGTAAGCAATCTCGCGAGCGCGACAGGCGGTATAGCCCCCGGCAACCTCGCACAGACCGATAGCAAATAACATTATTCACAAATTAAAATTTTAAGACATGGACGGAGAAAACGTACCAGTAGGTGGCACTACAACCACCACCCCTGCACCCGGAACAGCCGGTGTGCAGACTCAAGTGCCGGGAGCACCCACTACCGTCAGCGGAGTGGCAGGAGCGTCTGGCGGAGTCGGTCCGGGTAACCTCATTCAGAGTGACCTCGACCAAGAACTCTACAAGTTCAAGAGTGACGACACACCGCTTATGCAGCTCATGCTGAATGCGCGTAAGGTAAAGGTGAACTCACCCGAAGTGGAACACTACATGATTGACGAGCCACGTTCCAGTGTGACCTCGACAACTAAGGTAACGGCAGGAACAGCCAAGCAGTTCGTGCTTCCGTTGCTCGCCAACGATGCCGAAATCCCAAGACCTTACGGCACCCTGCTTGTAAAGGGTGTGGACGGTTATGCCGCAGACGGCAAGACAAAGACTCCGGGCAAAGACCTCATGCTATTCGTAACCGGACAAGACCCAACCACGAACAACCCGATTGTGAGAGCCGTAAACGGTCCGAAGGCAAACACGACCGATGAGAGCTGTACCACTCCGGAAATTCCAGCCGGTTCAACACTCATCATTCTTTCCAATGCTCTCTACGAGACACAGAAGAAAGTTGACCCCGACCTCATCGTGCCACAAGCACAGATGGTTTATCTTCAGAAGCGCGGCATGAACCAGATTGTATCTGACTACTACGAAGCGCAGAAGAAGAAAATTCCGTTCGGCAAGGCCGTGATTGCAGAAGCCGCCATTACCAACTTCAAGGTGCGCGGCAACCGTACTCTCTATGCAGGTCGTAAAGGCAAGATGACTGTTCAGACCCCCGAGGTCGGTGCACAGACCATCTACTTCACCGAAGGTGTGCGCTACCAAGTGAAGAAGGAACTCAATCACACTGGCAAGTGGACAATTGAGGAAATCATCGCTTTGGCGAAGATGGTCTTTACAGGCGAGGACGTACCCAAGAGTGTTATTGCCCTTGCTGGCAAGAACTTCTTGGAGAATATCCAGTGCATCGACTACTCGAAGCACCCTGAAATTCAAATTACTACCAAGACCAACCCTGTAGGCTGGGTGGTGACCAATTTCCACACCGTGTTTGGTGACATCGAGTTCAAGCACGATCCAACCCTTGACCGTTTGAAGTGGAGCAATTCTGCATTTATCGTTGCGCCTGACCGTCTTGTGCACTACCAGTATTCGGCAGAGCACTCGTCGAAAGACCGTGTTGAGGGCGAGGAGGCAACACGCGAGGCAATCCTTGTGTGGGATGCACTTGCACTCAAAGGCTCGTGCCATATCTGGATTAACGGTGAGGGTGACAGCGAGAACAGCACAGCTGTGCAGATCCATCTGTGGGACAGCGCGGAAGCACCTACATCACCAGTTGAGGGAGGTGTGTACTACCTGTTGCAGGATTGTCCGGGCATCAATGCCGAGGCCGTTAGCGGTCAGATGTGGCAGTATAAGAGCGAGGCATGGATTGAGTATGCAGGTGAGGTTATGGCAACCGAGTAATCAGAAGTTTTAATTAAACCAATCATCAACCAAAAAGAGGCGGATAGGTAGCAATGCCGTCCGCCTTTATTATTATCATCATTCAATGACAATGAAAAAGAAGAGAATAACCTACGGAGTGCACGGCATGATGGAATATCAATCTATCATCAAGATAGGCAGAGCCACGCTCAAAGTATTGTTCACTGACGGCTCAATGACCGCCATCGGACAAAACCCTGCGAAGTACACGACAAGCGACTTCCTTGTGCAGCACGCTATTGAAAACAGTAGTGAGTTTAAGCGCGGACGCATTACGGTGGTGGACACCATTGAACTTGACGAGGAGGTACGCATTGAGCGTAATCCTGCCAAGCCAAGCACGCAGCAAGCACCATCCCCGGCAGAGGCAAAGCCAGTGACGGCAACAGCTGCCAAGGTTGAAGAACCACAAGACATAGCGGACGAGCCGACTGAGGAAACCAATGCAGTAGATGCTGCAAGTGCGGACACACCTGCTCCCGAAGTTGACATTGAACCTATCGAAGACGAGGTTCCATCTACAGAAGAAGATGCAGCCGAGCTTAGCGAGAGCGATAACGAAGACGGCCTTACAGAAGTTGAGTTCAGTACCAATCAGGAAGCCAAGGACTATCTCACGAAGACCTTTGGCGTGAAGAGTGGTACGATGAAGAACCGTGCTGACATCGTAGCCATTGGTGAGGCAAACGGAGTTAAAATCATTTTTGTAACCGAGTAATCACAGCGACGGTATGGTGTACAAAATCGAAGTTGTGGAGCGTGACGTGCGCATTGCCATTGACGAGAACAAGACAAGCGAGCAGCTCATCAGCGATGAGGACATTGACACCTTATCGTTGAATGACATCATCCGCTCAAAGATAGTGGAAGCCGTTCGGCGTGTAGAGTCGTCCGCTCCCGTTCACTACTTGGAAGAAGGTCACGTATTTGGTGATGCCATCTACTGGGAGGAGAACGGAAGCGGTTGGACTCTGCTGCCCGATGATTTCATGCGTCTTGTTGCCTTTCGCATGAGCGACTGGGAACGCACCTGCTATATGGCCATATCAGCAGACGACCCATTGTATGACCTGCAATCGTCAAGATACAAGGGTATTCGTGGCAATGTCCAGAAGCCGGTGTGTGCCGTAGTGAACCGTGCCGAGGGCAAGGTGTTGGAGTTCTACAGTTGCAACAGTGAGGAAGCCTACGTGAAACGTGCCTCATACATTCCTTATCCGAGCATAGACGAGGAGGACGGCATAGACATCAGCGAGCGTTGTTACACAGCCGTGGTCTATACTACGGCTGCATTAGTATTAACCGCCTATGGTGCGAGCGAGCAAGCAGCCGCAATGAACACCTTGGCAAAAAGCATTTTTGAATAATGAGTTCAATACCAACAAAACAGATAGATGGTGACGTTGCGGTTGGTCGTGACGTTAACATCGGCGGCAAGGCCACCATACGCGGTTCGGCAAAGGTCGGCCACAATCTGACCGTTGACGGCTGGCTTGAAGCCAAGAACATAAAAGGCCCGAACAAAGGCCTGTTCAAAACGGCGGCACAGCTACGCGAGGCTTACCCTAATCCTCATGAAGGATGGTGGGCGTTGGTGACCGTAGAAGGCAGTGCAGCGTCAGATCATCTTGGCCAACTCTATGTAGCTGACGGTGGTACATGGGTAGCGCAAGTTGACAGCAACGGTAATCCGCTGCTGAAGGGTAATCCTACGGTTGATAGCACCGAGTACATGGAAGCCGTGGAGGGAATGACAGCCGACCTCGAAGCCGTGAAGGTGGACGTTAACCAGAACAAGGAAGACGTGCGCAGCCTACGTTCTACACAGACCACGCAAGGCGAGAGCATCAACACCCTCAACACAAAGATGGGCACAGCTCAGAGCGACATCAACACACTGAAGAAGACTGTAAGCGACAACAAGACTGAACTTGCGAGCAGCATCAGCGGTGTGCAGAAAGACCTCACATCATTCAAGAACACCAAAGGACAGCCCAACGGACTTGCGCCGTTGGACGAACAGAACCAGATACCTTCGCAGTATCTGCCCGACTATGTGGACGACGTGCTTGAGTTCAACGGAAGCTTCAATGACATTACTTCGCAGATGATGTCGTTAAACAAATACTCAACGGACGAGAACTGTAGCGTTGTCTTCAGCAAAGACGCTGGGGCTTTTGTGCTGAAATATACGCAGCCATCGAAAACGGAAGGTGACTTGCGCCCGACCATCACTTACTACAACAACTGGATAGATGGTGACCTTTACGGTGAGGGCACTATGAAAGGCCGTGTGCCACACAGCGGCAAGATTTACATAGACGTTACAGCCAACAAGACTTATCGTTGGGGAGGCAGCACGCTTGTTGCAATAGGTTCGGACTTGGCATTGGGCCATACCAGTGGCACTGCATATCCCGGTGACGAGGGAGCCGAGCTAAATAGCACACTCCAGACAGCGAACATACGCATTGAGGGTATAAACATTCTTCGCTTTGATGGAGTGTGGGACGGTACCGGCAAGGCACCGAGTCGTGGTTTGTGGTATGCTCCAAGTTTGGACTACGAAGGAGAGTGGTGCTTCCGTAAGTTCGGAGGTGTTAGTACAGAGACATACGGTTATCCGGAAGAAATGTATAACACCGACAGCGTAGGACGTGCGGACCATATCTATTGTTGTGCAGACGAGTTGTTCCGTATCGTTGACAAGAAGATGCAGAGGATTGGCGGCAGCGGCAGCTCTGCCAGCATTTACAACCCGACGGTGGAGCAGGGAGGACACTACTATGTGTTGTGTGATACCGACGATACGGCCAATTCAGCTGTTCACGCAGCGAAGGAAAATGGCAAGGCTGCAGTAGGCCTGATGATAACCTTCGCATTGAAGAAAGGCACTTGGAAGACTTACCAGTATATCGGAGCCAATACGGAAGATAATAACTGGTACGACACAGAGAACTGGAAAGACTTCGGCTCGATGGTACAGGGTTCAGAGTCGATGATAGACATTGACATCATAGCCCCTCTACCTACAGGCTTCTACACCCTTGGCACCGCACTTGCAGCTCTGAAAACCTATCAAGAGACAACAAGTGTGAACTATCAGAAGCGCGGTTTGGTGATAAGTTACACGACGGAAGCCAATAAGGTAGAGACCAAACAGTATCAGGGCGACTCCATCGCGGACTTCTACGAGGCCGGGCTTTGGCAGGACTTCGGCGGCGGCAGTAAACTTGTGGCGAGCGACACGATGGAAGCTGGCGGTACAGACGCTTTCTCTACAGGAGGAGCGTATAAGGTTGTGCCAACGG